TTTCAAATATATCTAGATCCTTTGCTTTTTGTTCTTTGTGGCCTTCGTCGCCTACTAGTAGACTATGTCCCCAAAAAAATCCTGACGGACTATTTTTCCCATACGCATCGTTTTTTATGTCTTTTATTATTTTTTTGATGCTGTCTGTGTCGAGGTCAAGTCTGGTAACGTTGTCACTTTGCTGTGGATCGGCGAAAGTGGAAAATAAATACTCGTGCAAAGAAGGGTGCTTTCTCCAATAACCTATTTCAAGGTCGTTTTCTGCGTTTTTTGTCTCCAGGTATAAATTCATATCTAAGCCCATAATGTTTCTCCTGATTTGGGTTAACAGTTGTGTTGATTAAAATGATTCGTGAAATCTAAGTGCTATAGGCAATTGTGGAATACCTAATTTACTTAAATAATGATATTTAACAGTCAATAAAGCACCAATGTATTGCTCTTGGTTATCCCAAAAGTATTTTTTTTGGAGCATGTCGCCTTGACATAAAACACCAAATGTTTGTTTTTCAGGCGTTTCACACAACCATACGGGTACATTAAAAGTTCCACGAGGTGTGATGTAAGGCGTGCCTTTTTTAACACCAATAATTTTAAATTCAGCGTCGTGAAACTCTTTTACTTTAATAAGATTTTTAGAGCGTTTGCCGTCTTCATACGATTGGTTACTAGAACGTAACATTGTGCCTTCGTAACCTAGAGTGCGATAAGATTGGTGCATGTCCATTAAACTTTCTAAACTGGCTACAGCCACTGTTTCTACCAGGCGAATAGGATTATTTTCTTTCCAATTAGTGTTTAATTCATCGTAATAAGCGTTAGTAAGATTTTGCGCACGCCTATAAAAAGGGTGCTTACTAGGAGAGTCGTAAATGTGATATTGCAGTTTTAATGCGACATCTGGGTGATTAGGGCGTTTAATAACCTTACTGACGTCTTGTAAAGACATGCCATGAATATATAGTTCGCCGTCTAGTTGTAGATCTTTTAATGCACTGTTTTTAATGGCATCAACAATAAAAGGTAAAGTGTATTCTTGCCCAGTTCGTGAATAAAGCTTACCGTTTTCGTACATGGCGCGGTGGCCATCTAGTTTAGGCTGAACAAAAGTAGTGTTCCAATCAATTGAATCGAGTTTTATTTTTTCTAAAGAAGTGGCTAACATAGGTTGGGTCATGCCTAGAGCATTAGTTGCTGGTGCATGAGCTTCTTGAAAAGTTTTTACATAACCTCTATCAAGTTTAATTTTAACTTTGCTGTTTAGTTCTAAAAGCGCTTGAGCAGTAGGAGTGGTTTCATTGTTGCGGCCAACGTTTTTAGGCGTTGCTTTAAAACTTCTACGTACAATAGCCCCATTCATAGTTTTTGAGTATTGAGCGACATAAACACCATTAGCCTCAGTCCATATTTCCCAATAACCAATAGAATTGTTATGGTTTTTGTATAAACGAATGTAATCGTGTTGATAAGCAGCTGGGCTGTCAGTGTTTTGTTGGGTCATGCGAAATATCCTTTGAATTTATTAAACTATTGCGATATGTGGCTAAAATTGCGACTAAATCATTAGCAGTAGTAATAGGCAATTGAGCTTTGGCCTGGGCTATAACGTCAGATGGCGTATAGTGTTTAGGGTATAAACTGATTGGGTCTGTCTTTATTAGATGGGTAATAGTGCTAGAGTTGAGCGTTTTTATTCGCATACAAAAAATTCTCCGTGTATCGGATGCATATAGTCAAAAAAGGGTAAATACCGAAAGATAGGTTATCGGTATAGAAGTTTTAGTTAATGTGGGGCTTTTATTGAATAGTCTTCGTAAGTCATTTTATCTATAAGAGTAATCATGCTGTCTTCGACAACAATGTAATCATTAGGAATACTGTACTCGTCCATATTGTCAATGTGATCTCGAATTACAGAAAAAGGAACATGAGTGTATTTACCAGATAATGTGCAGTATTCATTTGAATGCATATTTAAGCCTTCTTCTACAAGAGGCAATAAGGCTTCCTGAGATAATTTAGACTTTACGCCAATAACAGCAAGCAACCCACTGGCTTGCTTTTTTAAACACAACTTACAAAATTGAGATTCTTGGTCAATATCAGCAGTAGCAGAACACACAATGCAAACATCATTAATTTTTTTGCTTTGTGCTGCAACTGTCTCTGTATTGCTCATACTGATTTCCTCATGTTTAATACGGTATTAAAAAAAAACCTACATAGTAATTAGATAAAATATCTCTAATTACTATGTAGGAACTTACTGCAACGTGAGGTCAATAAACCCCAAAAAAGGGACGTAGTCCCTTATCCCTTAATGCATTTAACTTAATGCGTAATTACTTTTCTCAATTTTTTGAGCTAGTAAATAGGATAATTTGGGAATTGTCTTTTGAATGCCAGATAAACTGCTTAAAATTGCATCAATAAGCGAGCTATTAGCTAAATCAGCTAAAATATTTTTATAGTGAAAGCGCAATTGGTTCATGTTATTAGGATGACATTTATAATCGTCATGTATGGTAATGATAGAGAAAGAATGGTGCGTTAACATACTATTTAGTACATTATTTAGCGCACGTAAATGCTTATCACTTAAATCAACAAAATCACTCACTGTTAAATAATCTAAGATAACAATGTCTGCTATGCCTGTAGTGTTATACAAATCAATGTATTTTTGTACTTCAGGTAAAGAAGAATGACCAATTTCTTTGTGAATAGAACGTTGTAGTATTTCTTGAGTAATAGCTGACACCGCTACGCGAATAATATCTGCATCATAATTACATCGACGAATCACTGATCTAAGGATATAGGCATCAATGCTGTGAATCACATTGGCTGCGTTTTTTAATCCACGTTCTTCACCTTCGTTTTCATAGTAAATGTATTCAAAGCGAGAATGATTTAATTCATCGACTTCAATACGTTTCTTTTGTTGTACGTAGACTTTACATCGAGCATTGAATCCATCAGGCAATACCCATTGGTGTACTAAAGCAAACGGATTCCATGAGTTGATGAGTGCATCTAATAAATGGCACGCACCCGGTGCAACTGCGTACAACGCTTTGTAAAAGACGTTAAGTTCTTCTGTGTCTTTGCCAAAGATAGCTTCTGGCTCTTTCTTAGAGCCATACAAGCACGTCATGGTGGCTTCTTTGGCCATCTTACGTCCTTGTGGCAAACTTTTATTTAGCATTTGTGACATAGTATCTGTTACATACGTGTAAGCATCAGGGCGTTCACCTATATCAATGAGTCCTGTTGCTTTTGCGCCGGCTTCACACCCAGTAACAGCAGACATGATCTGCATTCCTGAACATACTGCGTCAAATCCTACTAAATGGCCTGTGCTTTGGCCTTGTTGAACTTCTCTTAGTGCCATTACAGCAGCTAGGTATAACGGTTTTTCTTTCCATTCTTTGGCTTTTGCAAGATCCTCTAAATTAGCCAAATTATTAGTAGTCCAACTAATACGAGTATCAAAAGTTTCTTTGTCTAATCCGTATTGGTTTGCAACGTCAATGAGTAAGTACTCGTATCCTGTAAAAGTTTGCATGATGACTTCCTTTGAATAGATGAGTTATTTAGGCGTTTAATACAATCTGCCCATGAATTTTTGTACGGAGTAATAGCTACATATTTTCCATTTACGATTTTAGATCCCATTGGGTACTCCAGTGACATGTTCTTTATCAGCTAATTGAATCATGGCTTTCTTGTACGCTGTACCTTGTGGGTTAATGTGATAACCCTGTGCATACAAACGGCCTCTGGTATCTGTTTTGTTAGTTATCCAAAACCTGTTACCGTTTTTACGCATTAATTGATACACATCACGACTTTGTTTTAGGAAAGTGTCCCATAACGTTGTTTTTTCTAATGTATCTAATGCATGTGTAGGTTTTTCAGGTACTGTTGTTAAAAACTCAAAGTTAAGTGATAAAGGCACTTGGTTTTGAATATTAATAACGTCTAAACAAATGTTTTTGTCATGAGAGTTTTCTCGCCCTAATAACAATGAGTCATTAAAAGTCAAATAAGCACTTTCGTAGTTGGATTCTATTAGTTGAGGTGTTGAAACCATTGGTGGCATATAAACTGATGCTTTAATGGCTTTTGTAAGGTCACTAGACAATTTAATGCGAGAAAGAACGCGTAAACTACTAAATTCGTTTTCTTTGTAGATGTCATAAGCATCGGTATGACACAAAACAGCTACTATCTCTGCAATAGTCATAATGCTGTCGCGTTTGTCGTCAAATTTAAGGCGACTAGCTAATGCAGCAGTGATAGAAACGTATAAAGTAGATTCTTGTAAATAAGCAATGCCTGTAAATATTTGTATTACTAAAGTATGAAGATCCATAGCTTTAATGTGTTCTAAACGTGCATTTTTACTGGGGTAATAGCTTTCTTTGAGCCATTCTTGTAGTAATTTCACCCCGTAATCTATTTTTATTTGGGTATCTGGACAATTTTCTATTTGAAACTTAATAGCTAAATCAACATGTTTTTTACTATATTGATATTCAATGTTTTGTTGTGCTTCTGCAAGACAAGGCGATGTAATATGAGCATGAATTTGAGACATGAGACTACCTCTACTAATAAGTAAATAAATACAAGTGACAAGGTTTGTTGTGTACGTAAAAGCCTACACAGCGGCGGTTTACAGCGCGTGCGCTGTGTACAAACAACGGTGCACTACATCAGCAAAGAAAAACTGTCTACGAAGGGTTGGGTGTGTTTTTATCAATTAAATCAAGGTCAAAGCATTGTTCAGCAGAAGACTTGGCTTCTTGAAAATCCGCACTTAAACTGTGCAAAAGCATACCAATGCGCGAAGGATCTTCTTTAAGCCATTGAATTAATTGTTTTTCAGCGGGATTATCATTACGAAGAGCTATTGTGCCTAATTTACGGCGTGAACCATTTTTGGTTGCAGGAAGCCATAAATTAATATACCCAGAAGGTTTAATAACAGGTTTTTTGGAAGGAAAAAAATTTATAGGTTTATTATTCATGCGTTCCTTGCGTTCTATTAATTAAATTTTGTTAAGTATATTTAATGGCGTAAGAAATAGCTAATAAAAAAAACTAGCTACCGTTAGGTAGCTAATTGTGGTATAGAAATATTACATACGTTAGAAATCGACTTTGGCACTTGAAGAGCCATTGGCCATTTTAAAAGTAAACACTAATTTACTTTTAAGTTCTTCTAAAGCTTTATCAGCAACTTCAGGATTGCTGTCGTTGCAACGCTCAATAATACGTGCGTGCGTAGGATTAGACGCAAGCAAATTAAACGCACCGACTTTAGCAGTAGTACCATCTACACGCGCAATGCCACCGTTAATATACGCAGCAGGTGCTTCACGAGTGATAGGTGAAACAGGGTTGGGATTGTATGACATAGTAAATTCCTCAATAAATATAATAAGCCCGAAATTGGGCAGTTAAAAGCTTTTATGCCGCTTGCGGCACGGTTTAAAATCGTCCGAATTCGTCTTCTAGAAATATACCGTTTGCTTCCATGGCGGCCAGATAATCAGGTTTGTTATTTGACGTATTCATTCTTGTAAATTGATTATCTATAGCATCTGATGGCGTAACGTCTACATTAAAATCTAATTCACTAGGATCAGTTTCTCGTTCATAAGATATAGTCATGGTTTGTTCTCCAAAGTTAATAATTGACAGGGCTTAACGCGCCCAGCTTGTATGCCGTCTTGCGGCATGATTGCTCAATTTCTTATTGCAGACGCAAACAACGACGGACGAACTATTTATGTGTGTGGTTTTAAAGGTGTGTGCTTTTTTACAACGTAACAACAAAAAAAAAGACCTGCCCGGCGAAGGGCAGATCTCTTGTTGTGCGTATAACTTCTATGTAATTTGCATTAATGCGGAACTTTACTTCCGGTAAAGATTTACATAAGCAGCCTCATTATTGGTTAGTTAAAAAGTTGTAGAAATCATGTAAAAGATTGCTACTCCGTAGAAAATGCCTAATGCCGTAAAAACAGCAATAGCATTTAGAATATCTAAAGCTCTTGCAGTATTACGAACAGGTCTAGCGCCTCTCCATGGCTTAGTGGCCATAGGTTTGCGTTTCTTTTTAAACATGGCGAAAGTCTTCAATTTGAGCTACTAGTTTGCCGGCCATTTCTTCAATAAATTCCAGCATGTCTTCTAGCTCTTCTTGAATTTGATGATAAGACAATATGTCACGCTTACTGCTCAATACTTCAACTGCTGCACGATATTCAGTGTCACGATAAGCATTTAAAGTTTTTTCTAAATCTGCACCTCCTAAGAGGGCACCTGCTGCTTGTAAATAAGTCATGTCGATACTCCAATAAAAGGTTAAAAAGCTTTTAACGCGCTTGCGCGTTGCCTGCAGACATAAAAAAAGCCACCCGAAGGCGGCTTAATCAAGATTAGTGTTGAGAGCATTTAATTAATCAGATTCTTGGTTATATTCCCAGAAATCTTCGGCTTTCTCCTTACTCATGTAATCAGTGTCTCTTGAGTAAGGCTGAATGAAATCGTCTTCTAAGTCTCTTTCAACAGTGCCTAGATACCAGCCAGCTGCGCTAGCCATAATGATTTGTTCGCTGACTTCACCTGCATTTAAAGCGTTGACAATGTGTGAATGCTTTTCATGGATTTTCATGGTTAATCTCCGAGTATGAAATACATACTAATAATAGTGACTTGAACTAGGATAATTCCTAGATGTGTAAGAGGGTCTGCTTCGAAAAACAATTGATTTAGTAAGTCCATAAATTATGCTCCTAGAATAAGTAGATTTATGGTGCCAAAATGTCGGTGTGACCACAGTAAAACGGTCCTTCATCAGGTGCTGCATACGAATAATCTTCGTCTTCTGCATATGGGCAATGAAGAGCACTGGTATAACCATCGCCCACTAAGTCTTCATTGCATTTACTACACTGTCTGTTGTCCATGGGAATCTCCATAAGTTATGTATACACACTGCATACACTTCTTTTAAGCAGCTTGCTGCCGTATCGGTAAGGTATCGGTATAAGGTAGGAGATAGATAAGATGTCGGAAAGGAGAGAGAATTGAGGAGGATTAATGAAACGAGGAGCAGAAATAGATACATCCCTCTATCTTGGTACTGTCTCTAGGCTTTGTGTGTGCCCTTGTGTGTGATGTTGTGTGTGCACTACTGATGTTGTGTGTGCATTTAAAAAAACAAACCTCACCGGTTAGGTGAGGCTTGGGGTTACGCAGCTAAAGCTTTGGCAAACTCTTCGGCTTTCTTAGCTGAGTCGCGTTGCTGTTGAGCTGAGATCTCTTGAACTTCGTTAAGAACAACTTCAGCAATCTCTTCGCCTGCTTCAGCGAAAGTGTGTACGATGCCTACCAGTTTAGTAGCGGTGGCGAAAAACATTTTAAACATCTCGATCATGGTAATACTCCAATTGGTTGCTAACAGGCTGGATTGCCATAGCTGTTACCGAGCCTGCGAGGTGGGTGGCACGTCGGAAAAGGAGGTGCAAAAGTAGTGGGGGGGTAGGTCGGAATACGGTTTTGCAGTCATGTCAGTACTGAACTCATACCCAAATATGAAATTTCTCAAAAACCTGCTCAAAATTATTATTTTTAAATTCTATATAGCGGCAGGAAGCCGCAACAGTCTGGTATTTTTTAATTCTGTCTCCGCTTGCCTGCTGCTGGCGCAGCGTCAGCGGGAGCCAGCAAAGGCAAGGGTTATATATAACTACGTCTTACTGCGTCTTTGCCAATGTGATACTCAACTCCTCGACTACCGCCAGGCCGAGAGTACTTAATTTCTCTATACCAGTTGTCTTTAACCAATAGTTGGCGGTAGCGCATGACTTTACGGGCGTTCCAGCCCAGGCTTTGAGCAGCTAACTCATCATTAATCACTGGATGTGCCGTAGAAGCCATTCTTAAGTAATACATATAAAGTAATACAGCAGAATCCCCAATAGTCTGCGCTATTTCTATATGTTCTTTATGGGTTACGTAATATTTCATATAAATTGTCTTTTCATTTTTGTCACACCATACGCTGGATACTAACGGAGTGATTGTCTTAGTTTGTTCGTTCATTAGTGGTATCCAAATATAGTCTGTGGAATTGTGATATTAGACCATTTATGTGCTGGAAGCACAAGTGAGAGTCCATCTAAGGTATTTTACAAAAAGATAAGCTGTTGATTTCATTAGGATTATAAAGGGAATAACCCTTTCTTAGATTACTAGATAGGTACCTACCTAATATGGTTTCTTTTTAACAAAGGTTTGGGATGTAAAAAGATCAGAAAAGTATATTAAATTTGTGGATAGTGCCGGCCATGAATACATTATTGCTAGAAAGAAATGCTTATTTTGATTTTGGAACCTTTGGGGAGTTAATTGCCCCCGATGGCATTGTCTATTACACCGTGGAACGTCCCTGGATTTATAACCAGCAAATGGTTAGTTGTATCCCCGAAGGGACCTACACATTGCGTCAACGCAATAGTGGTGTTGTGACAAGAAGTAGCGGTGGTAAATTTAAGCGCGGCTGGGAAGTGACAGATGTAGTTGATCGCACCTGGATAATGATACATCCCGCCAATTGGCCAAGTGAACTGCATGGTTGTATTGGAGTTGGATTAAAACTTGCGCCAATGCAAGACCCTGAAGGCGATTCGTTTATTGGCGTGCAGTCGTCAAGAAAAGCTTTTGAACAACTAATGAAAACATTAGGCGGCGGGGCAGAAGAATGGAAATTAATTATTAATAGTCAAAGTGCAACGCATAAAATAAATCAGAAAAATTAAATTATTACCTATACGCTCCCGATATATCAATGACAGAGGCGCGTAAATGGATCCGTTAACACCTGAACAATTTAAAGATGCTTTGCCTGCTAAGGTAAAAAAGTCTGTTAACGCCGAATTAATTAATAAAATTAATAATACGCTAGCCGATCCAGAAATGTACGAGGCGTATCGTGACAATTTAATCAGTTATACCCGCGTTATGAACGAAGGCCGGTTTAAACTGACGAACTATATCGACGCGGTCAAGTATGTCTCCCATAAATTAGCTGGGATGACAAATATTAAGGCTTATAGCTTAACTTTTCCTGAAAAAATTAAGCGATTTACTGCTCAAGCCGTTGAGCCTAAAGATATTGCAAGCTACGTCACAGCTTACAATAAATCTAAACTGGTTAATTTAATATTAGAACAATCTTTAGTCCCGACCTGGGTACTAAATCAAGATCTTTTCCAAAAAGCCCTTAATACTCAAGCTGAGTTAATGACTACAGCTAATAGTGAGAAAGTACGCAGTGATGCGGCCAATTCTTTGCTAACCCACCTTAAACAACCTGAAACTAAAAAGATTGAGTTGGATATAGGCATTAAAAAAGACAGCTCAATTGCTGCACTACGCCAATCCACTATGGAATTAGTAGCACAACAACGATTAGCTATAGAAGCCGGCGTAAGTACCGCCGAAGAAATAGCGCATTCTGGAATATTAATAGAACAGGCCGAAGACAATGAGTGATGACCCGTGTAAAAAATGCAAATTTAGCGAGCCAACCCCTATTACGCCAACAAAATCAATTATTGAGTGCATGGCAGAAGGTTGCGGCAAACAAAAAATAATTGATACACCTCCTGATTTTGTTGAAAGTGCCTTGGATTATGATGAGCAGTACTGAAAATTTTGATTTAAGTGTTGCATTAGGTGTTGAAGAGTACCTAGCACAAGTTAATTACCATTATGACCCAAATTATGTACCCAGTACATTTGCGTTGGAATTTGTAACGTTTATTAAGCTAGTAAACGGCGTTCAAGGCGAAGAACACAAAACTCCGTTAGTCCATTACAAAATGTTAGATACTTTGACAAAAAACGGTGCACGCGTAGCTAACCTCTGTCATCGAGGAATTGCCAAAACAACCGTTATGGGCGAATACCTTTTTTTATTTATTGGCACGTACGGTGAAATACCTGGTTTTGGTAATGTTCCATTGGCTATCTACGTTTCTGACTCGATTGATAACGGCGTTAAAAATATGCGCAAGAATTTAGAGTTTCGTTACGAAAACTCCGAATTTTTACAAGAATATATTCCTAAAATCAGGTTTACTGATGTCAGATGGGAATTTATAAACATTGATGACAACACATTTATTGTAAAAGGTTACGGCGCAAAAACAGGTGTACGGGGAGCTAAAGAATTAGGCACACGGCCATCACTAGCAGTATTAGATGACTTAGTAAGCGATGAAGATGCGCGATCTCCTACAGTTATTTCGTCAATTGAAGATACTGTATATAAAGCTGTGGATTACGCACTGCATCCTAGTAAGAATTTAATTATTTGGTCAGGTACTCCATTTAACGCAAGAGATCCTTTGTACAAAGCCGTTGAATCAGGAGCTTGGGCCGTTAACGTATTTCCGGTGTGCGAAGAATTTCCTTGCGTAGAAGAAGATTTTAAAAGCAGTTGGCCAGACCGATTTGATTACGCTTATGTAAAACGACAGTACGAGAAAGCTGTAAAAATTGGGCGCGTTGACACGTTTAACCAAGAATTGATGTTGCGAATTATGTCAGACGAAGATCGTTCAATTCTTGATGGTGATATTGGCTGGTACAAAATAGACAGTGTTTTAAAGAACCGTAATAGATTTAATTTTTATATTACTACCGATTTTGCAGTTAGCCAAAAAGACTCAGCAGATTATTCAGCAATTAGTGTTTGGGCGTACAACAATATAGGTGATTGGTTGTGGGTAGACGGAGTCTTAAAAAGACAATTAATGGACGTAACAATTAATGATCTATTTAAATTAGCACAAGAGTACCGTCCTCAATCAGTAGGCATTGAAGTTAACGGTCAACAAGGTGGTTTTGTTACATGGATTCAAAATGAAATGATGAATCGTAATATTTATTTTCCGTTGGCTAGTGGCAATAATTCAAACAATCCAGGCATTCGGTCATTAGGATCTAAAAAGCATGAACGCTTTAACAGTACTATTCAGCCCATGTTTAAAGCACGAAAAATATATTTTCCTATAGAAAAAAAGGAAGATCCAATTTTATTAGAAGCAATTAACGAATTGTCTTTAGTTTCTCCTGGCGGTTTTCGCAGTAGAAACGATGATTTTCTTGACACTGTTACTCAACTATCGCAACTAACGCCTTGGAAACCTTCTGAAGAAGGTGTATTGCATGAAAAAGACGATGGGCTTTGGGGAATGGAAATTGAAGAAAATACAAATACTCTTTCATCTTATGTAGTTTAAGGATTTTATTGCTATGACATTACAAGACATTCTCGATCATTTAGCTTATGGCGAGTTTTCCCATCTTTTTATGGGAACAGGAACAGAATATGATTCTGATAACGATACAACAATGCCAACTGTAGCGGCTAAAAAAATATTGCCTGCTGTTACTTTAGGACTAACTGAGTTACACAAACGTTTTTTACTTAACGAATCAAAATTAACAATTACTTTAGATGGAAGAACAACTTACGTTTTAAGCTCTGATAAAACTGTGAGTAATGGCGGAACAGACACGTACATTACAGACACAGTTGAAAATCCGTTTTTAAACGATGTTATGAAAGTCGAACGCATATTGGATGACGACGGCAATGAATTAATGTTTAACAAAGAAAATAATACTTTATCTATTCGAGCAACTTCGTACAACACACTCACAGTCCCTACTGATATAAAACTTTCTTCTGGATTGCCTGTTACAACGCTAACTGTAATTTACCGAGCAGATCATCCTGTTGTTAACAAAGCAAATGCGATTGCCGACCCTAACAATACTGCTATTAATTTGCCTTTAACTCATTTAGAAGCGCTACTTGCCTACATTGCAGCAAGAATTGTTACGCCTTTAGGTTTTAATGGAGAAGCACATGAGGGTAACAATTATATGGCTAAATTTGAGCGTGCTTGTCAGTTACTTCGCGCACAAGGTATGCAAGTAGACACTGGTAGAGAAATTACCAAATTGCAAGACAGAGGCTGGGTGTAAACATAAATTTATTATTGCGGAGTATATTTTGACAACTGATGTACAGAAATTAATTGATTTAGCGTGCCCTGTAATGCATAAACGCCGCATTGTAATTTTAAAAGAATTGCTTGTAACAGGAAACAGAGCTGCAGTTGCAAGACAATTAGGGATAGATGTACGAAACGTACAACGTGCTGAACAAAACGCAAAAGAATACGCTGCAAGAAAAGGCTTTTCGCCAAATCATGACATGACACACGTTGCGCCTAACTCGCATTATGTAAAAGGAACGTCAACGCTTTACAAAGAAGACGGCACAATAGGTATTCAGTGGGTAAAAACTGACATTGATACGCAGCGCGTCGATGCGTTAAGCGAAGTACTAGAAAATTTTAGTGTTAGGCCGGCACCAAAAATTAAAGCGCCCAAAAAACCCATAGAAAACTTACTCTCACTTTATACACTGACTGATTATCATTTAGGCATGTATGCCTGGGCTGCAGAAACAGGAGAAGAATGGGATACCGAAATAGCCTCTGCAACATTTATGCACGCCATTGAGCAGATGATGAAAGGTACGCCAGATAGTGCAATAGCAGTATTAAATATTCAAGGCGATTATTTGCATTGGGATGGCTTAGATGCAGTTACGCCAATGAACCGACATTTACTTGATGCAGATACGCGTTTTGGTAAATTGGCAGAATTAAGTCTTGACGTCATTATGTGGACTATCGAAATGCTGCTTACTAAGCACAAAAAAGTGCGTTTACTGGTTTGTGAGGGTAATCATGATTTAGCTTCAAGCGTTTGGGTACGTAAAGCTATGAAAAAGATTTACGCTAAAAACACCCGCCTCGATGTCGATGATACAGAATTCCCTTTTTATGCGTATTTGCATGGCAAAACAATGCTGGGCTTTCACCATGGCCATAAGGTAGGTAATAACAAATTAGCTGGATTATTTTCTTCAGAACCTAGATATAGAGACATGTGGGGCAAAGCTAAAAACTGTTACATCCATACAGGGCACTATCACCACGCAGAGCGCTTACAAGACGAATTTGGTGGTGCAGTAGTCGAGCGACATCCTACTTTATCTGCCAGAGATGCTTACGCAGCTCGTGGCGGGTATGTAGCACGTCGAGCAGCTCATGTAATTACTTATAACGACACAGGTGATGAAGTAAGTAGAGCTACAGTAACACCGCCGGCTTCAAAAGAAATTGTCAGCAATTAAATTTAACCAGAATAAATTTTTTTACTCTGCGACTATGACTAAAAGAGCAAATTAATCCTATGAAGGTCCGTAAAGCATGAATTCAGTTGTGGAAATCAATCAACCGATTGACAAAGAAGCAGAATCATTGACAGATTGGAAAAATCCACCGTCATTGAAAGATTTAAAACAAGATTTAACTAATGCCGATATATCTCATAAACATCAAATAGCCCGTGTTGAAAAGTGGCTTGATAATCTAAATGTAACCGGTACAGCCAAAATCAACTCAGGCGAGGGACGTTCAAAACACGTTCCACAGTTAATTCGTAAACAAGCAGAATGGCGTTATGCCTCACTTTCAGAGCCGTTTCTTAACACTTACGACTTGTTTGACGCAAAGCCAGTTACCTGGGAAGACAAGGACGCCGCGTTACAAAACAAGCTGCTACTAAATCATCAAATCAATCAAAAAATAGACAAAATAGATTTTATTGATTCGTATGTGCGTACTGCAGTTGACGAAGGTACGGCTATTGTTCGAGTAGGGTGGGAATTTGAAGAAGAAGAAATAGAAAAAGATGTTCCTATTATTGAATTTCAGCCAGATCCTCAAATGGCAGAAGTTTTTCAAGAATTAGAGGTTATGCAGCAACAAAGCCCGTCTGAATATCAATTAGATGTGCCAGAAGAATTAAAACAAGCTTTTGAAATGTCAATGCAAACAGGCGTTCCGCTACGGCCAACAATTGTGGGCAGTGAAGTTGTTAAAGAAATGCAAACCGTCACTAACAAGCCTACGTTGGAAGTGTGCGATTACCGCAACGTTATTGTTGATCCTACTTGCATGGGGAAGCTTAATAACGCTAAATTTATTATCTATAGCGTAGAAACTTGTTTAGCTGATTTACGCAAAGATGGTAAATACAAAAATTTAGACAGTATTCAAGTCAGTGACTCTTCTGTATTAGGGCACGCAGATCACACTGTTGAAGATGACTCTTCATTTACTTTTTTAGATGACCCCCGTAAACAGCTCATTATGTATGAGTACTGGGGCTATTGGGCAATTAATGGTGATGATAAACCCCTAGAGCCATTTGTATGCTCTTGGGTAGGCAATACGCAAATACGTATGGAAGCCAGCCCATTTCCTGATAAAAAGCTACCGTTTGTCAAAGTACAGTATTTACCAGTACGTCGAAGAGTGCACGGTGAACCAGATGGGCATCTATTAGAAGAAAACCAAAAAATCTCTGGTGCAGTTACTAGAGGCATGATTGATATTATGGCGCGTTCGGCTAATGGCCAAATGGGTACTCGCAAAGATGCTTTAGATACTTCTAATTACCGAAAATTCCAGCGCGGCCAAGATTACGAGTTCAATGCGAACATAGATCCACGCCAGGCTTTTCACATGCACACGTATCCTGAAATTCCACAATCTGCCCAGTACATGTTAAACCTGCAAAACATGGAAGCAGAGTCATTAACGGGCGTACAAGCATTTTCTCAAAGCGGACTCTCTGGCGCATCGCTAGGTGATACGGCTACCGGCGTTAATGGCGTACTTGATGCGGCTTCTAAACGTGAATCGGGAATTCTCCGGCGATTAGCCGAAGGATTAGTTGAGTGTGGACGCAAAATTATCAGCATGAACGCTGAATTTTTAGACGAAGAAGAAATCGTTCGTTTAACTAATGAAACGTTTGTTCCTGTGCGTAGGGATGACTTAGCAGGGCGAATTGATTTAAGTCTGAGCATTAGCACCGCAGAAGAAGACAACGCTAAAGCCCAAGAGCTGTCGTTTATGCTACAGACAATTGGGCCTGATGAAGACCCTAGTATTCGACGCATGGTGCTAGCAGATATTACTCGTTTGCGAAAAATGCCTGATTTAGCTGAAAAATTGGAAAATTATCAACCTGAACCTGATCCATTAGAACAAGAAATGAAACAGTTACAAGTTGAGTTGTTAAAAGCGCAAGTAGCTAATGAATACGCACAAGCACAAGAGCGTGAAGCCGGCGGAATGCTTGACCAGAGTAAAGCTCAAAATTTAAGTAGCGATACTGATCAGAAAAACTTGGATTTTATTGAGCAAGAATCTGGCGTTAAACAAGAACGTGACTTGGAAAAACAAAAAGCGCAATCAGCTGGAAATATTGAATTAAAACGAGAAGAACATCTTCTTAATATAGAAAAATCGGCATTAGACGCTTATTTGGCTCAAGAATGAAAAAACTTCAGAAAAGTTTAAATTCCTGAGATATAAAGCTTTTTATCAACTAACTAGCAATGATGAAAAGGTATTTTATGTCTGAAAGTCAAATCCAAGAAATTGAATTAAACATTAAACAAGCTGAAGGATTTATTAAATTAGCGAAAGCTTTAGAGCGATTAGAAGCTAATGCCGATTTTAATGAACTTATTGGTAATAGCTACTTTAAAGAAGAAGCGATACGCCTTGTACATCTCAAAGGTGATCATTCTCAGCAAACTGACGAGGCTCAAAAAGAAATTAGTAATCAAATGTTGGCAATTAGTGGTCTATCCAGTTATTTCCGTATTGTGCAGATGCGTGGAGATATGGCTGCTAGAGCGCTCGCAGATGATGAAGAAACTTTAGCAGAACTTAATGCGGAGGCGTTGCACTAAAATGACCGACGCCGCTGAAAATGAAGAATCTACTGTAGAAGAACAATTAACAGATTACTTCAATATGTCTGATGAAGAAGCTATGAATGAGCCAATTGTGCCAGAAAGCACTTTTACTCAGGAATTGGATTCACAAGAAGACGCTCTTGATTTGGAAGCTGACGAAACATCTGAAGCGGAGGCGGGCGAAGCCGAAGCCTCCAGCGAAGATGTTGATGACAGCGACGACGAAAACACTGAAATAGAAACTACTGCCCAAGAAAATGAAGAAGAGGCGGAAACTGAGTCTACAAATGACTCAGAAAACTTTTTTAACGCTGTAACTGCACCGTTTAAAGCAAACGGTAAAGAAATGTCAGTAACAGATCCTGATGATGTAGTGCAACTCATGCAAATGGGGGCTAACTACAACAAAAAAATGGCGGCTTTAAAGCCTAATTTAAAATTACTAAAGCTTTTGGAGAAAAACGAACTCCTTAGTGAAGATAAACTTAGTTTTTTAATTGATATTGATAAAAAAGATCCAAAGGCAATCGCTAAGCTGTTAAAAGACAGCAATATTGATCCTTTAGACATTGACCAAGATGCTGATGCTGACTACGCCCCAAGTAAGCACACAGTAGATGACGCAGAAATAGTTTTTGACGAAGTTATTTCTGCTATTCAAGACACGCCTACATTTTCTACTACATTAGACATTGTTGGCGATAAATGGGACGACAAAAGCAAACTGCAAGTTCGAGAATCACCACAACTACTGAAACTCATTAATGACCAAGTTGCAAATGGGATTTATGAAATTATCAGTCAGCAGGTCGATAAAGAACGGATGTTTGGGCGCTTAGACGGTATGTCTGATCTTGACGCTTACACTGCAACTGGTGACGCTATTGACGCTAATGGAGGGTTTGCACATTTAGCTAATAATGCTAATGCAAGTACGCCTGCTCCTGTAAAAGCAAAAACAGCGCAACAATCTGCACAAAGCCAATCATTAGAAACAAATCGTAAAGACAAAAAGCGAGCTGCTAGCCCGACAAAGGTTGGTGCTCCCAAAACACAAGCTAAAGCAGAATATTCTCCTTTGGCTTTATCCGATGATGAGTTTGAAAAACAATTCAACTCTAAATTTTTATAGATAAGGTGATTTATCATGGCATACACAGGTAACGCCGCAACAGGCTATAACGATCCTGTTGGCGGCTCTCCGTCCAACGTTGGCAATCAAATTCGTACAGATAAGTACGAGAAAAAAGCACTCATTGAAGCACGCAAAGAGCAGTATTTTATGCCTTTGTCTAACTCAGTAAATTTACCCAAAAACATGGGTAAGAAAATTAAAAAGTATCATTACTTGCCGATTCTTGATGACGCTAACATTAATGATCAAGGTATTGACGCAGCAGGTGCAGTTCAGGCTGGTTATACAGATACTTGGACTGTTTCTGGCGGCAGTATTCAATCTGAGCCAGGGCATCCAGCAAACACTATGTATTTTGTGGGTCAAACAGAAGATGCAGCCGGCCACGCTAGTGGATCGGCTGCAACTGCAGCTACCAAAGAGCTAATCTTCGACAAAGCAACTAATGGTGTAGCAACCGGCGGTTGGGGAGTTACAACCTCTGAAACTTCGTACACTAGTACTTTTGGCACTGAATTAGCCGACGCTGGATTTACTGTTACAGTAGGTACTCCAGTAACGCAAGGCGGTAATCTTTACGGTTCATCAAAAGATCCTGGCGTTATTATCGGCAAAATGCCTTCGCTGACCGAACACGGTGGCCGTGTAAATCGTGTAGGACACAAGCGCATTGATCTTGAAGGCTCTATTGAGAAACAAGGTTTCTTTGATGAGTACACGCAAGAGTCTTTAGATTTTGATACTGACGAAGATCTAATGATGCACATTACGCGAGAAATGGTTAATGCCGCTACTGAGATGACTGAAGATCGGTTACAAATAGATCTTCTTAACTCTGCAGGTGTTGTTCGTTACGCCGGCACTGCCACAAGCACGGCTACTGTTGCCGATGACGATATAGTTTCATATGGCGATTTGTTGCGTTTGTCGATTGAGTTAGATCAAAACCGTACGCCTAAGCAGACTAAAATGTTTACAGGCACGCGAATGGTTGACACTAAAACCGTAGCAGCATGTCGAATCCTGTACATCGGCTCTGAATTAGTTCCTACACTTAAAGCAATGGTAGATAGCTTCAGTAATGCGGCGTTTATTCCTGTACAGCATTACGCAGGTGGCGGCACAGTAATGAACGGAGAAATCGGTACGATTGATAACTTCCGCATTGTTGTTGTGCCTGAAATGGTGGCATACGCAGGGGCAGGCGTGGCAGGCACTAATACTAGTGAAGTTTATGAAACCAATGCGAAAGTAGACGTTTTTCCAATGCTTTGCGTTGGTAGTGAGTCGTTTTCTACAATTGGTTTTCAAACTGATGGACAAACTGTCAAATTTAAAATCACGCATAAAAAACCAGGTGAAGCTACTGCAGATCGTAATGATCCGTACGGCGAGACTGGCTTTATGTCAATTAAATGGTACTACGGATTTTTGTTAGAGCGTCCTGAGCGTATCGCAAAAATCTTAACTGCAGCGACAGTATAAATCAGTAACCTTTCTTAACCTTCCTCCTTCGGGGGGAAGGCTTTTTTATTTACATTCAATTATCGGAGATTTCCGCAATGAACGAACCTACAGACAACAGTGAAATAATGTCAGCAGAGCTAGATGCATTAAAAGCACGAGCTGATGTATTAGGCGTAAAATACCATCCTGCAATTGGTGCTGAAAAACTTGGTAATAAAATTGCCGAAGCTTTAAACGCAAAAGAAGCTGAAAAAGAAGCTGAAATTGTAAAAAATACTGTCGTTGCGCAACCAAAAGTTGTAGCAAACAAAGATTTAACTGAAGGGCAAAAACGAAAAAAAATTAAGGAAGAAGCAACTAAGTTGCTACGTGTTCGCGTAGCGTGCATGAACCCTAACAAACGAGAGTGGCAAGGTGAAACATTCTCTGTCGGCAACTCGTTAATAGGCCAAATTAAAAAATACGTGCCGTATGACACAGAATGGCATGTACCACAAATTATTGTAAACGCAATTAAAGAGCGCACTTGCCAGGTATTTACTACTACAACCGGCCCACGCGGACAAAAAACGCGAGCTGGCAAACTCGTAGCAGAATTTGCCATTGAAAGTCTTCCGCCTTTAACAGGCAAAGAACTTCATGACTTAGCACAAAGGCAAGCTATGGCAAATGGTTCTACTGAATACTAAATAGTTAATTTTCTAAGGCGGCATTAATGGCTATCCAGATACAAGATTTAACAGACGCGCAATTAAAAGACGGTAATGGAGTCTTTGATGTATTAATGCGCTCTGTAGCTTCGCACCTTGATCAGGAGTACTCGAAAAATAGAATTCGAGGCCCTGAATATTCTCAGGTCTATCTTGGAGCTATTAATGCTGTCTTAGAAAAATCGCTAACATTTGTTTTACAACAAGAAAAAATTGTTGCTGAAAATAGTTTAATTACAGCTCAATACGACAATACAGTTGCTGAAGGATTAAATATCACTAAGCAAGGTATTTTAATTGATGCACAAGCATCTAAGATGGCAATAGACGAAACATTAGTAGCACAACAAGCTCTTAAAGTTTTACAAGATACAAATTTAACTGAACAGCAAGTGTTAAACGAAGTAATTAAAGAAACTTTGTTAGAAGAACAAGTTGATACAGTAATTGCTGAACGACAAAACATCCCAAAACAAGGAGCGTTAATAACTGCTCAAACATCTAAAGTAGGTGTAGACGAAACTTTAGTTACTGCTCAAGTGAGTAAATTAAATAAAGATGAAGATTTAATTGATCAACAAATACTTGTTGCGGCACAAGATGTATTAACTGCAGAACAACAAGTACAAAACTCCATTAAAGAAGTCTTGTTTACCCAAGCTAAAATCGACAAATTAACTAAAGACGAAGATTTGGTAGATGAGCAAATTACAAGATCTACGGCAGAACGTGCAAACATACCTAAGCAAGGTGAGATGATTGATGCACAAAAAGCGAAAGTAGACGCAGATACTACTTTGGTTACAGCGCAAAAGCTTAAAGTAGATGCTGACTCTGTTTTAACAACTTTAACTTACGGTAAAGTTACTAAAGAAATTGAAGTGGCTACGCAAAACATATTAAACGCTGAGCAAGAAGTGCTGATGTCACAAGCCCAAGTTGAAAAGCTTGAATTTGAAGTAGATGCAATGCTGCCCGCGCAGCTAACTAAAATTAACGAAGAAAATCTTTTGTTAGTTAAGCAAGCAGCAAAACTTGACGCAGACACTGGTTTAGTTAGTAAACAAGAAGACAAAATAGATAAAGATATAGAGGTTGCTACGCAAAATATTCTTAATGCTGAACAAGAAGTCTTAATGTCAGCGGCACAAGTAGAAAAAATTGGATTTGAAGTAGCTTCGTTATTACCTGCTGAATTAGATAAGATTACCGCTGG